CCGGCTCAGACGCCGCCAGCCGCCTGCAGCTCGCCTATGCCTGCTCGGTCCACAAGGTTCAGGGCTCGGAATTCCCGTGCGCCATCGTCGTCGCTCACAAGTCGCACTCCTTCATGCACCACCGCAACCTCCTCTACACCGCGGTGACGCGCGCCAAGGAGTCCGTGATTCTGCTCGGCGACCGCTGGGGCATTGAGAACTGCGCGGCCAAGCGGCAGGTGGACCGGCGCAACACCTTTCTCTCTTTCCTGCTCGAACCGGAGGCACGCCCATGAGCGGTTCCGTGGATGTCCAGGCCTACTACCGCCAGATCACTGAGTTCGACATTGGCGAGATTGCCCGTGAGCTGCTCGGCGGCCGCATCGCCGAAGAGTCGCCGCGCACGCTCTTTTGCGATTGCCCGAACCATAAGAGCCAGTCTCGCCGCTCGCTCCACGTCATGCTCGACAAGCAGGGCTGGTACTGCTTCGGCTGCGGCGTGGGCGGCGACGTGCTGCAACTGGTCGAATTCGTCCGCTTCGGCGTGGTGACGCGCGGCCAGTCGGGTCCAATGCCGGAATCGCACCGCCAGGCGCGCGACTTCCTGGCCGCCCGCGCGGGCTTGCCGCCGCTGGCCCAGCTTGCGTCGGGTTCGCCGGAAGAGGCCGAAGCCGGGCACCGCCTCACGCTGCGCGTACGCGAGGCGCTGACCGCGCTGGCCGAAATCTATCACCAGCAGTTCGTGAGCAACGCGGAAGTCTACTCGTGGTTCCGCGCCCAGTATGGCATCCGCGAGGAGACGATCGAACGGCTGAAGATCGGCTACGCGGAGGACGGCTCGCCCACTGCCGCGCGCCTGTTGATGGAGGGGCCCGCTGCGTTCACGCCGCGCGAGTTGACAGCAACTTCCGCCTTCCGGCCCACGGCGCAGGACGGCATCGTGCCATTCTTCGACCGCCGCATTGTGTTCCCGTACTGGAGCCGCGGCCACGTCGTCTTCCTGATCGGTCGCCGCACGCCGTGGACGCCCGACCACGAGTGGGAGAAGTCGAAGTACAAGAAGCTGGCCGTACGCAACGATCGCAACCACAGCCACGTCGCCCCGTGCATCCGCAACGACGTGCTCTACAACGAGGACGTCCTGCTTACGGGCCCGGAGCGCATTGTCATCACCGAAGGCGTGACCGATTGCATTTCGCTCATCGAGCACGGCTTTGCGGCCGTCTCGCCCGTCACCGTCCAGATCCGGGAGGCGGATTGGGACCGCCTGATCTCGAAACTGGCGGGTGTGAAGACCGTCTACATCTGCCAGGACAACGAGGTGTCCGAAGCCGGGCTTCGAGGCGCGATGAAGACGGCGCGCCGGCTGGCCGGGCACGGAATCACCACGCGCGTGGCAGTCCTGCCGCTCGGCGAGAAACAGATCTCCGCGCGCGCCAGGCTCGCCGAATTGCCAAAAGAGAGTCCGGAGGCTGATGCGCTCCGCGCCGATGCCAAGATCGACGTCAACGAATACTTCGCCTCGGGCAAGACCGCCACCGACTTCGAAGCGATCCTCGCGGCTGCGCAAACGCCGCTCGAGATGGCGATTGCGAAGTTGCAGCCTGACGTGCAGGACCTGGCGAAGTTGCTCGATCCGATCCTGGCTGAGGTTCATCAACTCGATCCCATCGAGCAGCCGCGCTACCTGAAGCTCATTCAGGAGAAGTGTGGCAAAGGCCGGCTGCCCATCTCGGCCCTGCGCCAACAGATGAAGGTCGTCCGGATCGACGGAGCACGTGGCGGCAAGGACCGACGTCCAGGCGCGCAAGCCTTGCGGGCCGTCAATGCCGGCGCGGCGCCGTGGCGCAACGATCTTCTCTTGAACCTCAACGGAACGGTGAAGCCCGTACTGGCCAACGCCATCACGGCGCTGCGCGGGGCGCCGGAGTGGTCGGGCGCGCTCGCATACAACGAGTTCTCGAACTGCACCGTGCTGCGCAAGCCCGCGCCCTGGATGAAACCCGGCGAGGATGTCCACGAGGAATGGACCCCGAACCACGACGTGCTCGCCACCGAGTGGCTGCACCATCAGGGCATCTTCGTCTCGGTCGACGTGACTGGCCAGGCCATTGAAGCCGTCGCCCGGGAGTGTCCCTTCCATCCCGTGCGGACCTACCTCCAGGAACTCACCTGGGACGGCACGCACAGGATCGAGTCGTGGCTCACCGAATACCTCGGCGTCGATCCTTCGCCCTATGCGGCGGCGGTCGGATCCCGCTGGCTGATCTCGGCCGTGGCCCGCGTGTTCGAGCCGGGATCGAAGGCCGACTGCTGCCTGATCCTCGAAGGCGAACAGGGCATCCGCAAGTCGACCGCCCTGCGCATTCTGGCCGAGCCGTGGTTCACGGATGAGATCGCCGATCTGGGTTCGAAGGACGCTGCGCTGCAAACCCGGGGCGTGTGGATCATTGAGATCGCCGAACTGGATTCGATGTCGCGGTCCGAGATTGGCCGGATCAAGGCGTTCATGAGTCGGGCCATCGACCGGTTCCGGCCGCCGTACGGCAAGCGCCTGATCACATCTCCGCGCCAATGCGTCTTCGCCGGCAGCGTGAATCATGGCACATACCTGCGGGATGAAACGGGCGGGCGCCGCTTCTGGCCGGTCGAATGCAAGGCCGTGGTGATTGACACGGATGGGCTCGCCGTCACCCGGGATCAACTGTGGGCCGAGGCGACTTACCTCTACTTCGAAGGCAAGCCGTGGTGGCTGGACTCGGTCGAGCTCAACCGCGAGGCGGCCGAGGAACAGGCCGAACGCTACGAGGGCGACCCGTGGGAGGAGTTGATCCTCAAGTGGGTCGAGGGCCGGGAGTCGGTGTCGATCCCGGAGATCCTCACCCATTGCATCGAGAAGAAGACCGAGATGTGGACGCAAGTGGATCGCAACCGGGTGGCGAGGTGTTTGAGGGCGAACGGGTGGAAGCAGTACAAGGCCAGATACGGCGACCGCCGTGAATGGCGATACCGCCGCCTGGGATGAGCAGGTCCACGTCTCGGTTTAGGTCCACGAGAGGTCCACGCCCGGGTCCATGGGCTCGTAAGCCGTAACGAATTGATTGGGCGCGAGATTTCCGGTCAGGTCCAGGTGGTCCACGTCTCTGCCTGTTAATTACTTGAGAACAACGGAATGCATGGAGGGGGGAGGGGATGAATGTGTGTAATTCGTATAGGAAGAGAGAGAACACCCATGGTCCCCGTGGACCCGGTGGACCTAAACCGGAAAATCGTTCCCGATCAATCGTTTACAGAGAAGGCACCTCCAGTGAGGCCATGGACCTGGTCCACGTCTTCCCGCAGACCTCCCTGTTCGTTTCCACGAGCCTGGACACTTGGACCACCGGACAGCCGGAAATCTTCGCCCGCGACGTCCAGATCAACGATACGGCCTACCGGCGGCTGGATCCGGAATACTACGCCTGGCTCCGCTCGCGGATGAATCTGGCGAACCTCGCGGCCGGCGCGGGGCGGCTCAGCTCTGGGGCGTTCGACGAACTGCGCGAGAAGTTCAACGCTGTGCACGAGTGGGCCATCACTTACTTCGGCGAGGACACCTTGCGCGAGGCCGTTCGCAGTCTCGACACGCGCGGCTACGCGCCTCCCGTAGCCGAACCGGACAAGCCGGTTCGCCCCGCGCGTGCCGCCGGGCACATTGCGTCTGATGCCGTAGCCATGGTCGATGCGATTCGGGATCAGGCGCTCTCACTGGGCTGGACCGAGCAGAGTCTTTATGGGACCGGCGGCACAACTCGCGCGCTGTTTGGAAAAGCGTGTGGACTCGCGAACCTGCTCAAGGCTACCGACCAGATCGGCGAAGTCACGCGGCAATCCATTGAGATCATCTTGCCGAACGGCGTGCGCCAGCGCTTCTACAACCCGGACGTCGAACAGCCCTGGATCCGTCGCGTGCGATAGCCGCGCATTTTGATTGGACAATTTCGACCTCTCGCGAGTATCTATTACCGGAAGCGCAGTTCGGGCCGCCAAATGCGAAGCAACGGCGACGAGGGCGACTCCACCCGAAAGCTCGGCCGAGCGATGGGACGCTCGCTAATCCCTTTCCCTCCTAACTCTCGCCAGACGACGTGTACTCGCAGGCATGACTCAGGAGATCCCCATGTACGCCTCCGACGGCCGTTCGCTGGGCTTCCGCTCGCTCGCGGCCGCGCGCCGTCTGATCGCAAATGGCTTCGTCGAAGCCGTCTACGGACGCAAGGGTCACTTGAAAGCGATCCACGCGAAGCAGCCGGACGGCGCCTCGGCCATCGCCACGCGAGTCCCGACCGGAACTCGCTACAGCTTCCGGGAGCGGCTCGACAACGGAACGGTCGCCTGGCGGCTGAAGCGCCTCGGCAAGGGCGACGAACTCCGGCCGATCTTCCTCGCCGTGGTGACCGGTTGCATGGCGAAATCGTGACCGTATCTGAGGAAAGTCCTCAGATGGGTCCTCCCTCGGCCTCGCCGGCGGCGGGTGGGCCGATTGCACGCTTTTCCTAGCGCCGAGGTCAAAAACTAGGCTGACACGGGTTGACGCGGCTTGATGCAAGTGGTTGCTGCGGAACCCGTTACGCTGTCACCCGGTACGCTCGCCGTGGTTGACATGCCCAGAGATCTCAGCCCGCTCACACCATGACGGGCAAGCCGTTCTGATTCAAATCCAACCTTCGAAGGGAGAACCAACAACCATGCCTGAAGTTGCCACGCCGAACCAGGCCGAACGCGAGTTCGAGACCGGGACCGACGAATCGTTCAAGAACACGAGCGCCACCGCCGGGGCCGCCCACAGCGAGAACCAGCGCGTGACGTTCGCCAACATCAAGCGGACCTACGACGTCTACCAGGACCTGGACATCCAGGCCGCGCGGCAGGCTCTCACCGAGCAGACACGGCTGAACCAGATCGCCTCGCAGGCGCTCCAGAACGCCGTGGAGACGGCCAACCTCGTTTCCAAGCAAGCCGTGCGTCACGGCGATATCGCCATCGACGGCCAGTGGAATCCCATCCAGCAAGGCGCGGGCGACACGCTGACCGCGCGGGCGGTAGCGATTGACGATGTCTCGCTCAAAGCCATCGGCGCGGTAGTCGCCGCCGCCGTGGCCGACGCGCTGGCCGGCCGCAAGTAGTCTTCCTCCTCCAGGCGCATGAAGGGGCGGCTCCGCACTCCTCCGCGGGGCCGCCCTCTTTTTCACGCGTAGGCGAGCTCCTATGGCTGACCGCTTCGCACTGGAAGCACGATCGTTCGGCAAGATTGCCGTGGCCGCGCCAGGTGCGCCCGTCCGGCTTACCTCAGATGAGACACTGCGCGCGATCCGGCTACGGTTCGCCACGCTAATCGGTGAGACGGGCCGGGTGTTTCTCGGCGTGGCGGGGATGAACAAGGCGACCGGCGCGGGAGTGATTAAAGAATTCTGGCCCACAGGCGTGGGTGGCGGCGTTGCGGACGACTTGGTTCTTGAATCGCCAAACGGACTCCGGCCCGCCGACTACTGGATCGACGCCAACGTCGCCGGAGAAGGCCTGATCGTGGCCTACTGGGTTCCCACGCCGTACTGGGCGCCGTAATCCGATGATTCGCGAACTGCGGATCTGGTGGCGGTTGCGGCCGCTTGTCCACCAATTCCAGGAGCTGACAAAAATGAAGTTCTCCGTCAACGTCGCCATTCAGATGTTGGCGCTCGTGGCGCAAGGCCTGAACGCCTCGATCGACCTACTGCCCGGGCGCGGCAAGTTCTGGGCCATGGTCGGGCTTTCGGCGGTGCAGGGTCTCACCGCCGTGCTCGCCCACTTCGCCAATCCCGACGGCACGCCGGTCGAGGCGCCCTACATCAAGAAGTGAAGACGGATATCCAGATCGAACGCTGGCCCCTCGACCGGCTGGTCCCCTTCGCCCGGAATCCGCGCACGCATACCGAAGAGCAGATTGCGCAGATCGCGGCGTCGATCGCGGAATTCGGCTGGACAAATCCAGTTCTCGTCGGAGCCGACGACGTGATCATCGCGGGTCATGCGCGCGTCATGGCCGCACGCAAGCTCGGCTTGAGCGAAGTGCCGGTGATCGTGCTCGATCACCTGAGCGAGGCGCAGCGCCGCGCGCTGGTGATCGCCGACAACCAACTCGCCCTGGCAGGCACGGGATGGGATGAAGAGCTGCTGCGCGGACTGCTCGTCGATCTGCGGCAGGACGAGTTCAACCTGGACGTGCTTGGGTTCTCCGATGAGGAACTCGCGGGTTGGCTGACGCAAGATCCTGAGGCGCCGCAGGAGGGCCTTACCGAGGAAGACGCCGTTCCCGAGCCGCTCGAGGATCCGGTCACTCGCCGCGGCGATCTGTGGATCCTGGGCAATCACCGGCTGTTGTGCGGGGATTCGGCAAGCAGCGAAGATGTGAAGCGCCTAGTGGAAGGCGCGCCGGTCGACCTGGTCAACACCGACCCTCCATACAATGTGCGCGTCGAACCGCGCTCGAACAACGCCATCGCCGCCGGCCTTTCGTCGTTCGCGGGCTTGCAGCACCATCAGAGCTTCGACGTTCACCGGGGCGCATCCAAGGCCAAGGCCACCACGAAGAGGATGCGGCCGAAGGACCGCGCGCTCGCAAACGACTTCATGAAGGATGGCGATTACGACGTCCTTCTGAGAAAGTGGTTCGGCAATCTCGCCGAGGTGCTGAAGCCGGGTGGCAGCTTCTACATCTGGGGCGGTTATGCCAACTGCGCCAACTATCCGCCTGCGCTGGCCGAGTGCGGGCTGTATTTCTCGCAGGCCATCATATGGGTCAAGAACATGCCCGTACTGACACGGAAAGACTTCATGGGGGCGCATGAGTGGGCATTCTATGGATGGCGCGAAGGAGCGGCGCACTGGTTCAATCCCGACTACAACAACGTGCGCGACGTTTGGGAGGTGGCGAAAGTACCTCCGCAGTCGATGATTCACCTGACCGAGAAACCGGTCGAGTTGGCGGCGCGGGCGCTGACCTATTCCTCGAAGGCAGGCGATACTGTCCTGGATCTCTTCGGCGGCTCGGGCTCGACGCTGATCGCCTGCGAGAAGCTCGGGCGCCGGGCGAGGTTGATGGAGATCGATCCGCCGTACTGCGACGTGATCTGCCGGCGGTTCATGGAGTTCTCTGGCAAACCGGCCAAGCTGGAAGCGACCGGGCAGACTTTCGATGAAGTCAGGGACGCGAGGCTGTCAACCGCGAGTGTGAGCAATGGATGAGCGGCTCCTGACAGCCATCGTGCCGGCCATCGGTTTGGTCTCGGGGCTCATCGCTACCTACGTCAGTCTCCAGAACCGTGCGCTGCTGGCCGAGGTGCGAAAGGAACTGGCCGAACTCGAGAGCCGCATTATTTTGCGCCTGAACGGTCTGTACCTTCGGAGGGCCGAAGCTGACCTGCGGGAGGCCTTGCTGGAGGAGCGGATCGAGGGGATCGTACGGCAGAAGAGAGAAACCGCCAGCGACTGAGGCTGGCGGCGGACGGGTGCGGTGTTGATGCTATTGAGGTTTGATCCGATACGCCCGGGCGCCCTCGGGCGTCTTGACGGATTCGACCGTGAGCCCCATCTTCTTACTGAGCGCGCCGGAGATGAAGCCGCGCACCGAATGCGCCATCCAGCCGGTTACGGACATGATCTCCTGCAACGTGGCGCCCTCGGGGCGGCGCAGGAGTTCGAGGACGATGGCCTTCTTCGAGCCTTCGCGGGCGTCCGTGGGCCGCGTGGCCTCCTTGGTCGCCTTGGTCTTCCTCGGCGCGACAGGGGCGCTCTGCGGCGCGGCAGTGGGCGTCAGGGCTTGGACCGCCTTCCAGATCCGCGCGACGGCGGTCTTGCGGTCGGTGAACTTCTTCACCGACTTGAGGTCGCCGAAGGGCGGCACGCCGGCGAAGCCGTTCCAGATCTCGACCAATCGCTCGGCAGGCCAGTTGGTGGCGAGCTTCGAGAGTTCCTTCTCGCTCGAGAATCGCGCGTGGCCCTCGGGGACTGCTTCACCGGCGAGGTAGGCGGTGATGGTGTTGTCGTGGTCGATGGCAAACGTCGTCATAGTTCTGTTCCTTTCTATCGGGTCATACCGGCGAGTTGATCGTCGGCGGTTACGTGCAGGTTCTTGTAATAGCCGCTCGAAACCCTCGCCCACCCAAATGGGGTCGCGAGCTCATGCCGGGCGGCAATGCGGCTGAGTTTCAGGCGGTGCGTGCCGTTGGAAAACTCCTTCTTGAGGTGGCCCCAGCGGTCGAGCTTCCAGCCGTTGCGGGTGGCCCAGGTGATCAGTTCTTCGCGCGTCATGGCCATGGCGTCAATCCTCCTGGCGGCGGTCGATCAGGCCGCTTGCGCCCTCGACCGACTGCCGGATGTCGTTCCAGCAGTCGCGGCAGAAACGGGCCGCGTCGATCACGAGGCCGTCGTCGTTCGTCAGGGTCAGTTTGCGGTAGATCGGCTTTGCCTCATCGCACAGCGAGCATTCGATGTAGGGTGTTGTGGTCATAGCGTTTCTCCGTGGTGTGGTCAGTAGTAGATCGCGTAGAGCGTCCGGTGGTCCTGGCAGAAGCGGACGATGAAATCCGCGGCTGCCGCCTCGGACGCGAATCCGCTGTCGAGCACTTGGCCGTGGACGTCGCAAATGGCCCAGGCGCCAGAGACGCGGCGGATAAAGAAGTCCATCTTTGTGGTCTGCGGTTGTCTGTTGGTGTTCCTCATTGCGACTCCATTCATCGCTCGGGGGCGCCGAACAATCAAGCAGAATCGAACAACTAAATCTCGCGACGTTTCAAACAGATAGGGTTCAACATGTCGGACAGGTGGATGACCCAGGCCGAGTACGCGCGGCGCCGTGGCAAGAGCCGCCAGTACATCAGCCGCCTCGCCAAAGCCGGCGTCCTGGTAATGCGCGGCGGCAAGGTGGACGCGCCCGCCTCGGACGCCGTGCTCGATGACCGGCCCGAGCCCGTCTCCGAACGTGTGGCCGCCGCCCCCCTTGAGACCGCGCCCACGGGGACGACGTTCGCCCAGGCCAAGACCGCCGACATGGTCTTCAAGGCCCGGCTGCGCAAGATCGAGTACGACCTGAAGATGGGCAAGCTGATGGAGACCGATCTGTTCCGCCAACGGATCGAAGCGATCTTCGTGGTGATCCGGGAAACCGTGATGGCCTGGCCCAACCGCGTTGCGCCGGAGGTCGCGCCGCTCACCGATGAGCGCCAAGTGTGGGACGTGCTGATGCGCGAGGCGCGCGTCCTGCTCAACGATACGCACCGCGCCGTCCAACATGCGCGTTGACGAAGTTCAAATCCTGGCGGCCGATGTGCTGCTGCCGCCGCCGGACCTGACCGTTTCACAATGGGCGGACCAGAATGCACGGCTAAGTTCGGAATTTGCGGCGGAAAAGGGGGAGTGGCGCACGGACCGCGCTCCGTATCAGCGCGCGGTGATGGACGCCATGGGCCCGGCGAGCCCATACGAAACGGTCGTAATGATGTGGGCGGCGCAGTCGGGCAAGACCAGCCTTCTGTGCCACTTTCTCGGCTACATCATCGAACTCGATCCGGGCCCGGTGCTGCTGGTCGAACCGCGCGAGGTGGACGCGGAAGCGTTCTCGAAGGACCGCCTGGCGCCCATGCTGCGAGATACGCCGTGCCTGCGTGGTAAGGTGGCCGATGCGCGATCGCGGGATTCGAACAACACGATCCTGCACAAGAAGTTCCTGGGCGGCTCGATTACGCTCGCGGCGGCCAATTCACCGGCAGGCCTGGCAATGCGCTCGATCCGCTACTGCCTGCTCGACGAGGTGGACCGGTATCCGGCCAGTGCCGGAAGTGAAGGCGATCCGGTGAACCTCGCCATCACGCGCACGGCGAACTTCTGGAACCGCAAGATCGTGCTGTGCTCGACGCCGACGACCAAGGGCGCATCGCGCATCGAGCAAGCCTGGCTCAACTCGAACCAGCAGAGCTTCTGGTTGCCCTGCCCGCACTGCGGCGCTTACCAGGTGCTCGCGTGGGGCAACCTGGTCTGGCCGAAGGAGGCGCCGGAGAAGGCGCAGTACCGCTGCGAGCACTGCTCGAAGCTGATCGCCGACTGGCAGAAGCATCAGATGCTCAAAGCAGGCGAGTGGCGCGCGGCGCGGCCCGAGGTGAGCGATGTGGCCGGCTTCTGGATTAACGGTCTCTATTCGCCGTGGCGCAAGTGGGGAACGCTCGCGAAGAAGTTCCTCGCGGACAAGAAGTCGATCGAGACGCTGCGCGAGTTCGTCAACACGGTGCTCGCCGAACCGTGGGACGATGCCGCCGAAACCACGGTCGACCAGGCGACGGTGATGGCGCGGCGCGAGCACTACCGGGCCGCAGTGCCGTACGGCGCGGTCGTGCTGACGGCGGGCGTCGATGTGCAGAAGGACCGGCTCGAGTTGGAACTCGTGGGCTGGGGCCGCGGCGAAGAATCGTGGTCGATTGAGTACCGCGTTCTGCCGGGCGATCCATCGGGCGCGCTGGTCTGGCAGGAACTGGACACGTACGTCGAGCGCCGCTGGCCGCACGAAACAGGCATCTCGCTGCCGGTATCCGCGTGCGCGATCGACGCGGGTTACGAATCGCAGGCGGTGTATGAGTTCTGCCGGACCCGCTATCACCGGCGCATTTTCGCGGTGAAAGGTAAGGGCGGGCCGCTGCCCGTGTGGCAACGCAAGCCGACGGCGAAAAACATCCGCGGTGAGAAGCCGTGGATCGTCGGCACCGACACGGCGAAGGAAACGATCTACGGGCGGCTCAAGAATCCAACGCCGGGCACGCCCGGCTACTCGCACTTTCCAGCCGAACGCGAGGAGGGTTACTTCGAGCAGCTCTTGGGCGAGGTTCTGGTAACGACCTACGCCAAGGGCCAGCCCAAGCGCGAGTGGCGACCGAAGCCGGGTGTGCGGCAGGAGGCGCTTGACGCGCGCGTGTATGCCTACGCCGCGCTGCGGGCGCTCGTGTCAATGGGTCTCTCGCTCGACAACGAGGCCGACCGGATCCTGGCCGCGAACCGGCCCCGGCCTGTCCCTGAGGATGAACGGGATCGTGAACGATGGCTGGGCGAGCGAGGAAGGAAGTGGCTCACGCGATGAAAGTCCGAAGTCAGCCAAGCGCGCAGGGGACGCTTGGCGCCTGGGAGTACCTGGTGGTTACCGGCGACGCGGAATCGGCGGACCTGCTCATCCGATACGGCGCACAGGGTTGGGAACTCGCGGCCGTCGTGCGCGAGTTCGGCACGCGGGCAACGTTCTACTTCAAACGGCGGAAGTTCTGAATGGCCTGGACGCAGCAGCAACTTGAGGCTATCGAGGCGGCCATCGGGAGCGGCGAACTGACCGTGCGCTTTGGCGACCGCACCGTGACGTACCGGTCCATGGAGGAACTGCTTCAAGCCCGCGCCCTGATCAAGGAAACACTGGCAGCGGAATCCGGAACCGCCACGGACCGCTTCAGCTTCGCGCAGACCTCAAAAGGATGAACTGGCTCGACAAGGCGATATCCTGGATCGCGCCCGAGGCAGGTCTGCGCCGGATGCGCGCACGCCGCGCGGGAGAGCTCATCCGCCTCGCCTACGAAGGAGCGCGGACCGATCGCCGCACTGGAGGCTGGGTCACGACGGGAAACTCAGCGAACGCCGAGATCTCGGTGGCGCTGTCGAAGCTGCGCGAACGCTCGCGCGACCTGATCCGCAACAACGCCTACGCGGCGCGCGCTGTGGCCGAGGTGGTGGGCAACGCCATCGGCACGGGCATCACGGCGCAGGCGCGAAGCGGCGAGCAAGACCTGGACCGGCTCATCAACGTAGCCTGGGCCGGCTGGATCGAAGAGTGCGACGCTGACGGCCAACTCGACTTCTACGGGCTCCAGGCGCTAATCGCGCGCACGGTGTTTGAGAGCGGCGAGTGCCTGGTGCGCTTCCGCCAGCGGCGCGAGAGCGACGGACTTACTGTTCCGTTGCAACTCCAGGTGCTCGAGCCGGATTACCTGGATCACACGAAGACTCAGAAGACCGACACGGGCTACACCATTCAGGGTGTCGAGTTCGATCTGGTGGGCCGCCGCGTCTTCTACTGGCTCTACGGCCAGCATCCCGGCGATGTGGTGCAGACGGGCGCGCGCGGTGGGGCGTCGCTGCAATCTGTCCGCGTGCCCGCGAGCGAGGTCCTGCACATTTACCGGAAGGACCGTCCGGGCCAGGTCCGGGGAGTGCCGTGGCTTGCGCCCGTCGTGGTCACGCTGCGCGATCTCGATGAGTACGAGGAAGCCGAACTGGTCCGCAAGAAGATCGAAGCCTGCTTCGCGGCCTTCGTGACGCAGCCGCAGGGCCCGGATGGGCCGCCGATTGCGCCGGCCGCGCCGGACCCGGCCACCGGAAAGCGCGTCGAAAGCTTCGAGCCGGGCATGATCGAGTACCTGAAGCCGGGCGAGGAGATCAC